GTTTATCAAATTATGTAAGCCCTACTATTGAAGAAAAAAAGAGTAAGGACTATGTAACCTATGGGGATAATAACTCATATTTTAGATACCTAATAGACAGGTACAACGGTAGCCCTACCAATAACGCTGTTATTAACGGTATCAGCGAGATGATATACGGTAAGGGATTAGATGCTACTGATAGCAAAAGAAAGCCTAACGAGTACGCACAAGCTATTACACTTTTACATAAAGACTGTGTTAGAAAGTTAGCAAGCGATTTAAAATTGTTTGGTCAGTGTTCTATGCAGGTTATTTACTCTAAAGACCGTAAAAAAATAGCAAGAGTAGAACATATACCTGTTGAACAGTTAGCAGCCGAGAAATGCAACGATAAAGGCGAAATAGAAGCATATTACTACTCACCTGATTGGGAGAAGTATAACCGTAAAAACCAACTTAAAAGAATACCTGCTTTTGGTCATTCTAAAGAAGCTATCGAAATACTATATGTAAAGCCTTACAGAGCAGGATATAAATACTATTCTACACCTGATTATCAAGGTGGTTTGCAATATGCAGATTTAGAGGAAGAAATATCTAACTTCCACATTAATAACATCCAGTCAGGACTTTCTCCAAGTATGCTTATTAACTTCAATAGGTACTCCAAGTGCAGAAGAAAGAGAAGCAATAGAAAGACGTATTTATAATAAGTTTAGCAGGTAGTAGCAATGCAGGCAAGTTTATACTATCATTTAACGATAGCCCTGAAACAGCAGCTACAATAGACCCTGTACAATTAAGCGATGCGCATAACCAATACCAGTTTTTAAGCGATGAGAGCAGCCGTAAGATACTTGTAGCCCACAGGGTAGTATCTCCTATGCTTTTAGGAATTAAAGACAATACAGGGCTTGGAAACAATGCAGACGAGTTAAAGACGGCTTCTATATTAATGGATAACACGGTAATTAGACCGTTTCAAAACTTACTTATAGATGCGTTTGACAGAATATTAGCGTATAACAATATTTCACTAAACCTATACTTTAAGACTTTACAGCCTTTAGAATTTACAGAGATTGACAACGAACTTGTAGATGAAGAAACAAAAGAAGAAGAAACAGGTATTAAGTTATCTTCTGACTTGGATAAGTTTGTAGACACAGAAATTGCTAATGCACTTATAGACTTGGGCGAAAGTGAAGATGAAATATTAAAAGAGTTTGAGATAATTGACGAGCAAGAAGTAGATTACGATAACGATGACGAATTTAACCAAAAGATTAAAGAGTTAAACGAACAAATCGATGCGGAGCGTCTCAACACAAACCTTGCAAGTACAGGTAGTGCCAAGCCATATAGTGAGAGTAAGCAGGACGGTAAGTCAAAGCAACAAGGGCAAGAGGACAAAGTGTATCTTGTAAGGTATATGTATAATCCTGAAAAGACAAAAGACACAAGTAGGGAGTTTTGTAAGAAGATGGTAAGTGCCAAAAAGGTATACCGTAAAGAGGATATTGTAGCTATGGAAGCTAAAGCTGTAAATGCAGGGTTTGGCAAGAATGGTAGCGATACTTATTCTATATGGCTGTATAAAGGCGGTGCAAGATGCAACCATAGATGGTTCAGACGTATATACGCACGTAAAGAGGGGTCTAAAAGTTTAGGAGATGTAATTAGTACAACAGAAGCTAAAAGTCAGGGATTTAAGCCTGAAACTAACGCACAGAAAGTACCTGTTGCGCCTAAAGATATGAAGTATAAAGGTTATACTGCTGCTTATTGGAATAAAATGGGATTTAAAAATTAAGTATGGCAACAGCATTATTCATAAATAGAACAGACCTTGTAAAGAATAGTATTCTTGATGGCAATGTAGACACTAATAAATTTATACAGTTTATTAAGATAGCCCAAGAGATACACATAAGAAACTACACAGGTAGTAAGCTATATGATAAATTACAAGCTGATATTATTGCAGGTACACTAACAGGCAACTACCAGACACTTGTAGATGAGTATCTTGCTCCAATGCTTATACACTTTGCAATGGTAGAGTATTTACCTTATTCAGCTTATCAGTTAAAAAATGGTGGATTGTTTAAGCACACAAGCGAGAACGCAGAAACACCATCTAAAGACGAAATAGACTTTTTAGTACAAAAGGAAAGGGATTTAGCAGAGTATTACACAACAAGGTTTATAGACCATATGAGTTTCAATAACGACTTATATCCTGAATATGAGCAGAACTCTGACGATGATATATACCCTGACAAAGATAGTTTATTTAATGGATGGGTGCTAACACTTTCATTATTGTTAAGTGTAATATGAGAACATACAAACCAAAAAGTAAGAATATAGTCAAACTAAAAAAGTACATAAATGGCAACAGCTTGGGGGAAAGTAATAAATGCGATAGGGTTCGGCAAAATCTACAAAAGTAGTTGGGTTGGAGAATATCCCTATATTAGTATTGTAGGCGAAGCAAACGATTATAGAAAAAGAGTATTAGACGATAGCGGTACTATTGAAGCACAAGAGAGTTTAGTAGATACCCTACATAACACAGTTAAACAATGAGTATATACGATAAAGCAACTTTAGTACAGATACCAAGCGGTTATAAAGCAAGTGGTGCTAAACTGTATTCAGTCCTACCTGCTAATGGAGATGGGGATTTCACAGTATCAGCAGATGCGGATGCTACACGAGTAAATAGCGATGGGCTTATAGAAACCACAGTAGCAAACCAAGCAAGGTTAAGTAGAAACTTTATAGATGGTGTAGTACAGCCTGACCCTTTCTTACTTTTAGAGCCTACAAGGACTAATAGCACTACATATTCAGAGGATTTTACACAAACAAGCTATTGGGGTAATGTTGTTGATGTGGTAGCTACAACTAACCAAACAACAGCTCCTGACGGTTCTAACACGGGTAATAAAATACAAGCAAATAGCGGTACAAATTTTAAGATATTAAGAACAGGTGCTTTTACAATACCAAGCGGTATAACTATGTCTATGTTTGTAAAACGTGGTAACCACGATTATATTCTTTTTAAAGCGCAAGGAGATTACAACTTTAATTTATCTACACTAACTTGGGGTGGCAGCTATTCTAACGTAGGTTTTGAAGAATATCCTGATGGTTGGATTAGATTGTATGCCACAACATCTTCAAGCGTTTTATCTTATTTTGGTATTTATTTAACGGATAGCAGTTTTAATCAAAGTTGGACTGCAACAGGTAACGAGTATGTATATGTTTGGGGTGCGCAGTACGAAACAGGAAGCTACCCTACAAGCTACATACCAACAACAACATCAGCAGTTACAAGGACTATTGACTATGCAAGTGGAGCGGGAGATATTAATACGTTTAACGATAGCGAGGGTACATTATTTATAGATGCTGCTGCATTAGGCAATGACGGTACATATAGAGTAATAAATATATCTGATGGCACTTCTTCAAATAGGGTGTTAATTCAATTAGGTAATAACAATAATCAAATTAGAGCCGATTTAATTTCAGGGGGTGTAACACAAACATCACTATCTACAACAAGTTATACATTTACTAATTTTAACAAAATTGCTTTTAAATACAAAGGCAACGATACTGCCCTTTTTGTAAATGGAACACAAGTTAGTACAACGCAAACAGGCAAAACTATGCCAACAGGTTTGGATAGAATTGATTTTACAAATGGTAGTTTAGGGAGCGTATTTTATTTTAGAGGTAAATTAAAACAGTTAATGTACTTTGACACGGCACTATCAAACAGCGAACTAATACAACTTACAAGCTAATGAAATTATTTAAGAAATAGTATGTTTTACGTTTATCTACATAAGAAACCAAATGGTCAGATATTCTATGTCGGAAAAGGCAAAGGGTATAGAGCAACTCAAAAAAAGGGTAGAAATGCCCATTGGAAAAGAGTGGTAGATAAATATGGTTATAATGTTACTATCTTCAAGGATAATATGACAGAGCAAGAGGCATTGAATTTGGAAATGGAACTTATAGAAGCTATTGGACTGAATAATCTTACTAACCAAACTATTGGCGGAGATGGCACTTCAGGATTTACGCACAGAGAAAAAACCAAGCGTAAAATAGGTTTAGCTAATAGCGGAGGTTCGTCTTGGTCAAAAGGTAAAAGATTGTCTGAAAAACACAGAAAAGGTATAGGAGAAGGAAATAGTAAAAAAGTACATCAGTTTACTTGTGATGGTAAATTTGTTGCTGAATATAATAGCGCATCAGAAGCCGTTAAAAAGACAGGTATAACAGGAGTATATAGAGTTTGTCTTGGAATGGATGAACTTGCAAAAGGATATAAATTTAAATATATTAACAACAATTAAATATAATAATTATGAAGCATTTGTTCCGCAAATACGAGTTTAACTCACAAGAACAGGCAGAACAAAAGATTGCCGATTTACCACATATCGAAGTAGACGGAGAAAGCCATTTAGAGGGNAACC